AAGCAGATGCTATTACAAGAATAGCTATTAAAGATAATGTAAAAAGAGTCCTAAGAGACTATGAGCCAAGGGTAAAGGTATTATCCATAGGGCTAAATGATCTATCGGATCAAAATGCTTACAGATTAACTGTTAAGTTTTTAATAAAAGAAAATGATACAGATGATACTGTAGAGATATTACTAAGAAGGTTAAGATAAAATGGCAACAAATTTAAAAGTTACAGAATTAGATTTCGATCAGATTAAAACGAATCTAAAGAATTTCTTAAAGACACAATCAGAGTTTAATGATTATGACTTTGATGGATCAGGCATGAGTGTATTACTAGATGTTCTAGCATATAATACACATTACAATGCAATGAATGCTCACTTTAGTTTAAATGAAGCATTTTTAGATTCAGCACAGATAAGAGGCAACGTTGTTACCCGTGCTAAATTATTAGGTTATATTCCAAGATCTATATTATCTGCAAGAGCGATTGTAGATATAGTTGTTAATGCGGCAGGGGAAGACAGTGTTCCTACAACTCTTACACTCCAAAGAGGAACAAAATTTAATACATTAAATTCTGCTGGGGAAGAATTTCAATTTGTTGTTTTAGATAATCATACAGCAACCGTTTCAAATAATACATTTACATTTTCAAATATTTCTATAGCAGAAGGAACATTCAAAACTTTAAAATATAGAGTTGATAATGATATAGAGAATCAGAAATTCCAGATATCAGATCAAGACGCAGATACTTCTACTCTTAGAGTTCGTGTACAAGATAACGAAGAGAGTACAGCATTTGACATTTATACACAGTTCGAATCATTAAAGAATGTTAATTCAGAAACAAAGACATATTACTTACAAGAAAATTCTAATGAATTCTTTGAAATATATTTTGGTGATGGCGTAACAGGATATAAACCTATTAATAATAACATTGTTACTTTAGATTATATATTCACAAATGGTAAAGATGCAAACAATGCTAATACATTTACTAAAGTAGATAACATTGATGGATTTAGTAATATTACAGTTACAACAGTAATAGCTGCAGCAGGTGGTGTTGACCCGGAAACAACTGAGTCAATTCGATTCAATGCTCCATTAACATTTACCTCACAAAACAGAGCAGTTACATCTGATGACTATTCTGCTATTATTAAAAAATCATTTACAAATATAGATTCTATATCAACTTGGGGCGGGGAAGATAACGATCCACCTGATTATGGTAAGGCTTACATAGCTATTAAACCTCTTACATCTACTGTATTAACCACAGCAGAAAAAGATCAAATTAAAGATACAATTTTAAAAGGAAAGAACGTAGTTAGTATTACCCCAGAAATTTTGGATCCTAATTTTACCTTTTTAGAATTAGATGTATTCTTTAAATATAATCCTAACCTTACAGATAGATCTAGTTCAGATTTACAATCTGTTGTAAGAGATACAATCAGCGATTATAATTTTAATAACTTAAATAAATTCGATGGTGTATTTAGGCATTCACAACTATTAAAAAGTATTGATAACGCAGACCCTTCAATTCAGAATAGTACAGTAAGACCTCGTATGTTCCAAAACATAGCGGCAACTACAAATCAAGCTACCAATAATTTTAATTTAACTTTTACTTCACCATTCTATCAGTCAGGGGATTCTACAAAACACATATTATCTTCTACAGCATTTAAAATTGCAGGAGATACAGACGATCATTTCTTTGGTGATATTCCAATTACAGGTTCTACTAAAAGAACAATCATAGTATTTAAATCTGTATCTGGTTCTAACGTAACTATAATACCATCAGCTGGTGAAATAGATGTTGACAAAGGAACTATTACTTTAAATAGTTTTGCACCATCTACTAATACAACTATCCGAATAACCGTGGTACCTAATTCATTAGACTTAGCACCTAAAAGAGATCAATTGCTTTCGATTGATCAACAAAGAGTAACAATTACACCTGAAGTTGATACAATATCAGTAAGTGGATCATCAGGCTCAATTAGATATACAACTACACCAAGACTTAAATAATGCCATCACACGATTCAGAATATAGCTCACCAGGATACGTAGAAACCGTAGCGTCTTCTAAGAAAAAGACGAAAGAGCATATTAACTTTAAGCAATTAGTTCCATCACACATATTGGAAAATGCTTCTAAGCTTGAAGCTTTAATGAAATCATATTATACGTTTATGAATTTAGAGGAATTTATATATTCCCAAACTAAAACATTCACAGACGTTGTCTTAGATAATAAGGCAGTATTCAGAATATCAGATCCAAAGAACGAGAATGATGAATTTTTTACAGACGAAACAGGCGCTGAATCCACATTAGTTATCACTGATACAGATGGAACAACAACAAACATTAGCTTAGACGCAATTAACGTAGCTATAACCAATGGTAATGACTTACCTGGAACATTAGCCAACGAAGTATCAGAGATAGGTAAAACATATACCGTTACAGGTTTATCCACACATAATTCTAAAACAGCAACATTAACTACTGTGGTTAAAAACTGGGTTGGTCCAGGTCCATCAAATGTTATGAACACTATTGAAGAAGCTATGGATATTGATGGCAACGCTGATAACTATCTAGAGTTTATGCAAAAAGAAATAGCAGCAGCTATTCCAAGAAACGTAACAGTTAATAAACGAAATTTATATAAGAATATAATCGACTTTTATAAAGTAAGAGGATCAAGTGATAGTATAGAAATCTTCTTTAGATTATTATTTAATGAAGTGGTAGAAGTAGAAAGACCTTACGATAAAACACTTATCCCTTCTTCTGGGGTTTGGGATCAAGGGTCAGGAGCTTTCTTATCTAATAAAGGATTTTTATCTGATAGTATTAAAATACAGGATAGTTTAAGATATCAGAAATTTAGTTACTTAATTAGAACTGGTAAAAATATCTCAGATTGGTCAGATGCTTTTACAAGATTAGTTCATCCAGCTGGGTTTAAATTCTTTGGAGAGATTTTATTACTATTAAACTTTGTTAATGTTGGTACAGTAAACGATAAGAAGATGTTAAGTACTCTGGCCAGATTATTTTCTGCAATGCCAGGTATACAACCAGGCGTAATTGGTGTTGAAGATTTACCAGTATTGGTAGAAATGTTTGCATCAGCTTTTACACCACAGGTTACAGCAGATATACATCAAAGTGCTACACTTTCTACTTCACTAAAAAATGGGGTTATAAGTACTTCAAGTATTACAGAACCTGGAAGTGGATATATAGCCAATCCGGCAATTACATTCTCAGATGGATCTAGTGGTAAAACAAATCCTGTGGGTGCTGCAGTTGGTACAGATGGATTTGGATCTATAAATTCTATTGGGTTAGGAGATGGTGGAAGAGATTTTCAAGTACCAACTGCAACAATCGCTGCACCAGAAATACACATATTTGATGGATCAAGTTCGTCTATAGTGAGTACATCAGCTAATACTATAACATTAACTGCTCCACAAGCAGCAGTATTCCAGGCAAATGATCAACTAACATATACAACTGATGGAACAGCAATAGCAGGTTTAGTATCTGGAACAGCTTATTTTGTTAAAACTAAAGTGGGTAATGCTATAACCTTATCTGCAACAGTAGGTGGGGCAGTAATTAGTCTAACAGGATTAGGGGTTGGGGCAGTTCACAAATTCCAGGGTAAAACAGCAACAGCGACATTCACAAAACTAGATGGTCTGATTGATACAGTAGAAATATCCCAGACCGGATTTGGATATTCATCGGCACCAAGTGTAACTATTAATGGTACTGGTAGTAATATTGATAACCCAACCGTGACACTTACTATTGATGCTAAAGGAAGAGTCAATGGCGTAACAATTTCAGATAGAGGTTCAGGATTTAATACACTATTCTTAACACCTTCAGGCAATTCAAACGTAGGTAAAATAGCGGCTATAAATATAACTGAAGGTGAACCTAAAAATTATAGAGTTGCTCCTACGTTAATCATCGATGCTCCAACTGCAAAAGGTGCAGATGGACTTTTACTTGGTACAAACGTACAAGCAGTTGCAACATTAACTTTAGATGGTAATAAAAACATAAACGGATTTAGTCTTACACAGGCTGGACAAGGTTATGTTGTTGAACCACAAATTAGATTAGGAAGTCAAGTTCATAACGAAATTCGAGCTAAGGATTTAACTAATATATTAATATTATATTTAAATCATAAAGACGATAGAAGTGAAACACTTGATGAAACAAGCCCATTCGAGCTTAAAGCCCCGTTTGACACAA